TTATTAATTATTAAAAAATGACAAGTATGAAACAATGTAATGAATGTGGTAAAGTAAAAGAAACCACACAATTTAGCAAATCCATTGCAAGAAAAGATGGCTTACAAAATAAATGTAAGCAATGTAATTCAAAAGACAATGAAAAGTTTAGAACTGAAATCAATCCTTACCACCACGCAAAATGGCAAACTAATAATTTGGATAAGTTAATGGGTTATTTAAGAAAGTATAGAAGAGCTGATAAGAATGGTATTATTTATGCAATCACAAACCCAATAGGTGAAACATATATTGGAATGTCAGAAATGTATTTGAAAGCTAGAATCAATGAACATAGAAGCCATTATAAAAAATTCAAACAAGGTAAAAGAAAATCACTTCCATTATTGCACAATAGTTTTGATATGCATGGTATTCAAAATCATACGTTTAAAACCATTTTGGAATTAGAAGGGGTTGATAGAAAACAATTAGAATATATAGAAAGTAGTTTTATTCAAGCAGTAAAACAAACAGGTAAGAGTTTAAACAAAAGAAAATAAAATAAAATGAAAAAAGTATTTAAATGTATAGGTTGCTTCATTCGTATAGGAAGCATTTTAGAACACATTATAGGGTTAGTAACACTTGGGCATGGTAAGACATCGGCAAGTTGGATTGCAAGGAAATTAGGATACTCTAATTGCGGTTGTGATAGAAGGAGAATGTATCTCAATCAATTAACTTGCAAATCATATTCAGAAACAATATCAATATTATAAAAACAAAAAACAAATGGAAACAACAACACAATTAGCAGGAACTGAAATTAACAAAGATGCATTATACTTTGTAGATTGGAATAACTTAAAAGGAGTAGAAGATTTAGTATTAATCTTTGCATGCATGGGATTATCATTTAGTGGAATGCATCCTCACTTTGAGAAAATCAAACATCTTTTGGACTTATCTAATCCAGTAAATCCAAATCAACCTTTACCTCCACAACCAAAAGCAGAACAATTTAAATTGCCTAAATTAAAACCTGTTAAGTAATGGAACTAACTGAACAAGAATTTAAGGAACTAAAAGAAACAGTAGAAGGATTAGGAGCATATCTACCTGAAAACAAAGCACCTTATATTTGGGATATGTTTGTCAAATTAAACGGAGTGCACGAGAACAGACCTTGAAGCAAAAAAGATTACAAAGAATAAAGAGGAAGCAGAAGATTTAGTGCAAGAATTATTTGAGTATCTACATCTTAAACAAAATCCTAAACTTTGGTGGGGTGATAACTCTTACAATCTATTTTACTGCAATAAGTTTTTGCATAGTAGATTTATGAATAAGGTAAGGAAATTGAATCGGACAACCTATGTTGAAATGATGCCTGATAGAGAAGATGATATACCTTATGATGAAGAAAGAGATTTAATGATTCAAAAAGCACATGAAGAAGTCGTTGATGAATTAAAGAGATTGAGTGTGACTAGACAATGGCCGCAAGCAAAGATATTTGAATTGTATTGGATGACGGATGACACTTTGGACGAAGTTAGTCATAAAATTAAAATCAGCAAGTCTACAACATTCCTTGCAGTAAAGAAGATAAGAAAGTATTTACAAGAAGTTATTAAAAACCCATATGTTTAAGAAACCATTCAATAGAACAATAGGAGAGGAAAGAGTATGTAAAGGATGTGGTGTATCATTCCATACATTTAAACCAAGATATAGTTGTAATGGGTGTTTGAATGCTGCACAAAAGATAATTGAAAGAAAGAAAAGAGCTTTATACAAAAAGAAAGATAACTATCCATTTAGCACAAGAACAAATGAAGCAGGTGCAAGATTTCATAGAATACAAAGAGACTTAAGGAAAGCATGGATTGATTTTCAAAAGACAGGTGATAGAAATATCATAACTGCACACTATGAAAAACAACTGAAAGAGATAGAGGCGAACGGAATATTAAAGTGGATTTTAGACAGACGAGATAAAGAAACATTAGAAGCTAAACAATCAAAGAGTAGAAAAACTATTCAAAAGGATTATCCAAACCATCATGACTACTACGAATACTAACTATCATAACATAGATTACAAATATGTTTATTTTACATTTGATTGGAATTGGATAAAGGATAAACAAATTGTACATAAGGGAAACGAAACAGGCGGAGCACTTTTTATTTTAGATAGTGAAGGCAATTTAGTAAAAGGGTACGGATATGAAAGAATCGCGTAATCAACTACAAATTATAAATCAGTTTGTTATAATATTAAACAAACCGAATAAATAACGGGCAAAAAACAATTATGGCAAAGTTTGAAGTAGGAAATAAATTAGGTGGTAGAAAGGTTGGTTCACTCAATAGAAGTACAGAACAAGCAAAGTTAACTATTGCAAGATTAGCAAATAGAGGATTAGATAATATAATGGAAGACTTTGACAAGATAAGAAAAGAAAGTCCAACAGAAGCAGCAAAGTTATATCTTAAACTATTAGAGTATATAGTACCAAAGAAATCCAGTATGGAAATAAGTGGAGAGATAGACCATCGTATTCAGCAAGTTAGTATAAACATAAACAGAAGCAGTAGCAAAGATGAATCTGGAAATTAATACAACGATTACATTTGAAAACCTATTAGATAGCAAGAGTAGAGTTACACAACACATAGGAGGAACAAGAAGTGGTAAGACATATGCTATATTGCAATTCCTGATAGTAAAGGCAATAGAAAACAAAGAAACAATAACAATAGTAAGAAAGACAATACCCTCCCTTAAACGAACTGTAATAAAGGATTTTAAGGATATCTTACAGGGACTAAACATATGGCAAGATGAGAACTATAATATTACTGACCGCATCTATAACTTGTACGATTCTACTATTCAATTCCTCTCTACTGATGATGCTGATAAGTTACGTGGTATTAAATCTACAGTATTGTTTATTGATGAGGCTAGTGAGATTGATGAAGAAAGTTATTTTCAGTTATCTATTAGAACTTCAGGCAAAATCATACTTGCATATAACCCAACCATTAGTCCTTACCATTGGCTTAGAACAATGCCAGAAGTTGAAAGGTTTGTAACAACATATAAGGATAATATCTACTTACCTAAAGAAATGGTAGAAGCAATTGAAAATCTACAAAATACAAATGAAAAATATTGGAAGATATATGGTAAAGGAGAGTTTGCTCAGAATGATAAAGCTATATTTCAATTTGAGTTATGCGATACTATTGACGCTGATTTTGTTTGTTTTGGGATTGACTTTGGTTTTAGTAATGACCCCACTTCTTTGGTTGCTGTATATAAAAGCAGCGATACATTGTATTTGGAGGAGCTCATCTATGAGAAAGGTATGGTTACACAGGACATTGTGGAAAGACTTAAGAAATTAGATATCAGTAAGAGTGAAACTATATGGGCAGATTCAGCAGAACCAAGACTGATAGAAGAAATATATCGTAGTGGATTTAATATAAAGCCTGTAACTAAAGGTAAGGATAGTATTAACTTTGGTATAGCAGTAATGAAGAACTATAAGATAAAGATATTGAAATCCTCACAGAATTTAATTAACGAGATGTATGCTTACCAATACGAAACGGATAAGCATGGTTATACTACTGACAGACCTGAAGGTGGATTAGACCATGCGATAGATGCTGCAAGGTATGGAGTAATGATGAGTTTATCAGTTAAAGCACAAAACAAAGGCACATATGCAATCACAATCGGAAAATATAAATACTAATCAAAACGTCTGGAATGAGACTGAAATTAAAGACTTACTACTCTACGCTAAGAGTTTGCAAGTAGAAAATGAGGATTTGAGAGCAAAAATGATAATGATGAATACTAAGTTAGAAATAGAAGAAAAGAAAGTAACAAGATTGACAAACATATTAAAGGCATTAAACTTATGGCAATAAAAGAAATTGAATTAAAAGTACCAACCTCTTATGCAGATATTACATTAGAGAAGTGGTTAATACTACAAACAGAATTAGAAAACTATAAAGATGACCCTGATGCAATGTCAGCAATTACATTATATCATCTA